AAGTGCCTAAGTGCAATTGGAGAAATGGAATGGAGGCAAAGGGTAATGACTCCTAAAATTATTGTGTCATGGTTTGTGGCACAATTTACCCAATAAAAACAAAAGAAGGTGAAAAAAATGAACGAAAAAATGAACAATGAACTGAATGGATTGGCAAACAAACTTGGAATCAGTTCTGAAGAAATGACAACAAAGATGAATGAAATAGCAACCGCTAATGGGTTGGATTTGGAGAACGAGAAGCACTTGAGGTCGGCACTTACGCTAACCCGAAACTTCGTTCGTTCTTCAACAAAGAAATCAAACACACAATCAACAGGGTCTTTTGGCGATATGGCCTTTGGCTTTATTGTCGGTGCTGAACCTGCCCGTGATATTCAGGAATGGAGTCGTAAGACTTTGATGAATGATTACAACAGTAATGCAAATAAGGTTTTCAATGAAGGTCGTGTTGCTGAGGTTGTTGAAGTAAATGGACTTTACGAGAAGAGTCAATTACGCAACGGTGATGTTGAATCAAAGACAATTCCTTCCCTTCCTAATTCATCTATTGAGGTGGATGAAGGAAAGTGGATTGTTCCTCTTGACAATGTGGAAGCATATTCAAGTGGTGATAAGAACAAGCGTTTCGGTAAGCCTCTTCCTGCTGAAGAATGGCGACGAAGGGTTCACTTTGTTGGAAAGAAAGAGGGTGGAGACTTTCAGTATTGGACTCTTGGTTTGAAAGATAGTCTCGCTAAGGATTGGTCTGTTGAATCTTTCCGTTGGTTCCACCTCCATGCTTTCTTCAATGATGAGCGTAATGCTTGTTATGGAATTAAAACCAGCACTCTCGGTTCTATCCGATACAATGATAATCTTTCCGAAGATGATGATTTGTTTGTTGGTAATGTCCCTAACATGGAAGACTTGCTCGCTGAACATATGGAAAACTATGTTGCAGACTTGATTGAACTTGAAACTTATCATCAAGATATTATGTCAAATCCGGGAATGAAACTTTGTATTACTGATGGTATCGTTAGTAGTATGAATTTGACTGTTAATGAAAGGACGGGCAACCGCACTATTTGGATTGAACCTGCTGATATTGCATATGGATTTGAAGAAGAAGAAATTCCTGATTCAACTCCTTGTTGGGTTCCTTCTAATGTTAATATTGACTTTGGTGTTGGTTCTGATGTTATTGTCATTGGACGAACTAACCAATCACGAAAGAAGGATAGTGAAGGTAATGTTTCCGATGATGAATGGAATCCTGTTTCCTTGAATGTTTATGGTATTCTTCCACGAATTGCTTTGGGTGCGGCTCCAACTCAAGCCGAAACAAAGTCTGATGATGAAGAACTTTCATACTGGTGATTCTAATGGATTACAGAAAGATTGGATTTTACAGTAGCCTTACATCTATTATTGGAAGTATCGGTATCTATGCTTTTTATGACCATGACTTAGGAATCTTTGTTGGTCTCTGGGCATCAGCACTTTTGCTTCTTAGCGATAGACTTGCTGAAATGTGAATCTCGAATAGGTTATTGTCGTAAAGATAAAACCTACGAGTTGCCGTGTATATGTGGCGGTTTGAATGACATACGAATGGGTGCAAGGCCTTAAAGGTGATAATATGATTAGAGAAGATAATAAATACTTTAGACTACATCAACTATGTTTTGACATGGGTGAAGTGGAAGCAATTGAATGGAAAGAATCAGATGAAGAATCTGGTAGTTATTCAGTAAGAATTCACTTAAAGAGTAGTAAAATGTTTACAAGACAACTGTTTGAGAACCAATTCAAACAATTAAAAGAACAATATAAAAACACATTGGGAGATGAATAAAATGGGAATAGGAAATAAGAAAGGAAGTGCGGCAGGAGAAACTCTCCAAGTAGCAAAAGAAAACAACAGCATGAATGCTTTTAAACAGGCTAAACTTCGTGCCATGAACCAAAGAAAGAAATTGCTTGAACAAGAAAAGGCATTTCTAATTTGTGGTATTAGTGGTAATCCGGGAACGGGTAAAACAGGAGTAGCATTAGATTGCAGAACAGAAGAAGAGCGTGAGAATCATTGGCTATTTGTTCTTGACTTTGATGAAGGTGCAGAACCTACATGGCGACAACATTGGAAAGAAGATGAAAAGATTGTCATCTTTAATCCTCATGTTTACAATGAGGACATGACCGTTGATTATTTGGCAACGGCTGATATGGCTCGTTATTTTATTGCTATGGTCAATGAAGCCATTGATAATGGTAAGATTGAAGATGGTGATGAAGAGGTTGAAATTCAAGCGGTTAAGGCTATTATTTTTGATGGTCTTGATACTTGGCTTGATACAACTAACATGATTGCTCGTTTGAATCATATTAAAGGTGGCGACCCACGACAGGCTGATAAAGTCAAAATGGTTCCTACTCAATGGTATGCAAGAACAGAAGAATATAAGCGTCTATTCAAGGCGGCATGTCAATTGCGATGTCATAAGTTTTTCATTACTCATATGAAAGAAGTGCATGATGGTTTTTCCATTGTTGGGACAAAACCTGATTGGGAAAAGAATACAACGGCCAAGTTGTTTCAATATATTGAATGCAAAAAAGAAGAAAAAGGAAAGACTTTCAAACTCACAGCCCATGTGCGAAAGTCAAAGACCAACAATGAATCTGTTGGTAAGACCTTTACCATTATGGAAAGCACCGGCGGTAAAGTGAAGTGGGCTGGTATTGAGGCTATTAAGGATGGCACTCTTTGATGGATTAGATTTGGTGTGGGTCTAAATCCATGTTGGGGTTAATCAGATAATAACGGCTTATTGCTGATGGCGGTTTCCTCCACCGTCGCCGTTTCCCCATTAGGAGATGATAATATGAAAGTAAAAGTGAATGGAAAGAAATTGAAAAACAAAATAGAAGCCGTGTTGCTAAAAGGCAAGTGGAATTATGGAATAAATAATAAGCAAGATGTATTACATACATCTATTGTTATGGGTGTGAATCCCGAAACTAATGTTCTAAAAATCTACAATGCAGACCCAGCAACATATGTTGAGAATAGTATGGATTGTGAAGAATATGAAGAGTCTAATAGTGGTAGGTTTGCCATTGATTCTGATATTATTCTAAAATATTTAGCAGACGAGACTTGCGTGTTGTCTTTAGAAGATACGGTTCTTAGAATTAGCACAGAACGTAAAACAGTAAAGTTGCCTATATTAGAAAGGCACCAATACAATGACAATATTATTCATACGAATACTAATGTTAGTTGGTGTCGTGATATTGAGAAGCCCGTTGTTGTTAGTTCAAGAACATCTCTTATGACAAGGATAAAGGTTCCTACTGATGAATTGATTGAGGCCTTCAAGGATTGTGAAAGTGTTGGTAATTCTGTATACAAACTTCACTTTGAAGATGGAGACTTTACTATCTCTTCTACTAAGGGTAATGAATCTGTATCTATTACTGTTGAATGTTTAGGACACAATGGGCCAGAAGCCACGGTTGAATTTTCTACTCCTCTACATAAACACCTAAATCATGCTATTACTATTATTTCATTTAACGATGAATCACCGGTTAGTATAATGAATGGTCAATTTAATGTATTGAGAGCACCAAGAATCGAGGGATGATTATGACAGAAGAAACAAAAACAGAACCAATAGAAATGGTATTACAGATGACACAAATGATTCAGTATATGGCTAATGTAATGAATCTTGAAGTTGCCGGTATTATTCATAAAGGCGGTTGGTGTAAACAATTGATTACGAGTGAATGTCCTATTTGTAAATTAGAGGCTGAGCAAGATGCCAGTTCTGATTAAACAATGTTCAATTTGTAAGGAAGAGTTTGATACTTTACCTTATGAATCAGACCCTGTTGCAAAAGGTAGATGTTGTAAATCATGTTATTATGGCGTGGTTGTCTATCAAAAATTTAACCTTGCAGGGCTAACTCAGAAAGATTACATGTATAATATAACATATGAAACATACCGAGATGATATAAATGAATGACCACCAAGACAGCGAAAACTATTCCTATGAAAGAACATGGGAAGAAATAGAAACCTTGCTAAACAAAGCCGAAAGAGAACAAAACAAACATCTAACGGCATTATCAACAAGGAAACCAAAAAGTTTACTTATGAAACACATGAGAAACTACAAAGGATTAGAGGGAGTAATTAACGCCCTCCGATGGGTTCTTGGCGACCTAAAAGTTAATGAAGAAAAAGTATTAGGGAGAGAGAAAAATGAAAATTGAACAAAGAATGAGTTTGACATATGATGACATTAGTATTATACCTTCATGGTCTGGTATTAGTAGTCGCAGCGAATGTGAATTATACACAGATTTAGGAGGGTTTTCTTTATCCACTCCTCTAATTGCATCTCCTATGGACACAGTTTGTGGAGTTGATATGTGTGTTGCATTATCTAACCTCGGTGGTATGGGTGTTTTGCATCGTTTCCAAACTCCTGATACCCAAGTAGATATGTGCAATGAAATAGAAAGTAATGGTGTTCATAATTACATGGCCGCCATTGGTGTTGGAGATAGAGGTATTGAGCGTTTAGATA